CAAGCAGTGCTTCTTTTTGGGCTTCTACTTGAGTTTTTCCTTCATCGCTTATCCATGATGTATCAGTACCCGCCCGAACTCCCTCATATCTCTTCCGTGCTTCATCAGCCTCTTTTCTGCGTTTATCCATTTCTTCTGTAGCTTTTAGCTGACTTGGAGCCATAAACTCAAGGACTTTGTATATACCCTCAAGAATTGGACCTAACATACGCATTGCACGATCTGCAAAATTATGGATGTACATTAGCATATTATTTAATGCTTTACCGAAGAACTCTTGTATAAAATCAAGATTCTCAACAAAGGCTTTCTTTATTGTAGGCCAATTTTCAACTAGAACTTCATTGAATACTTTCCATGCTGGAAAAAACGTTGTTTCTAGAAAACCAAGAAACTTGTCAACAGCTTGGCTAAAGCCTCCAAAAATCTCATCGAAAAAAGCCTTAAGTGGAGTAAAAGTATCTTTGATTGAAGTCGCAAGAGCAGAAAACTCATCTTTTACTATTTTGGCCCATTCAACAATCTTTTCTTTATTTTTTTCAAGCCAGTCTATCATTTTTGTAAGAGCATCATTCAAAGAAGGTAGAATAAGATTACCTATTGTAGTCATAATACTTTTGACAGATTCAATCATCCGATTCCACTTAAACTCAATCGTATCTGCAACCTCACCAAATGCCTTTTCAGCCGCTCCGGAACTTTGTGTCATATATTTTGTTTTACGAATAAACATATCATACTGAGGACCTCCCAAAGCAACCGCAGCGGGAAGCGCACGAACTTGAGGAACGAATTTGCTCATTTCTTGAGCACTACCGTGTGTATACTTTGTGAGTTCTCTCATCATCCATGCTAAACCCTTAGCTCTTAGAGTTGATTCACTCCAAGAAAAGCCAAGTTCCTTACTCAGTCTTGTAGCTTCATCAGTAGGCTTCAAAATAGAGTTCATCAAAGCACGAAGCTGAGTAGTTACAAGATAGGCATTACCTGTAACACCCGTCAAAGTCGCATAAGCAGCAAAAAGCTCTTCAACCTTTCCACCAGCAGCGGCAAAGATACCAACAACACGCCCCATCGTTGTTGATAGTTCTTCAAAAGTTGTCTGACCATATCTCACAGTAGTAAATGCGAGGTCCATGACTTTTTGAACATCTTTCCACTGCATACTATAAGATTTGATGACCATTGTGCCCATAAGCACTGCATTAAGCGTTGTCGTAACACCAGCAATAGCTGCTTTAGACGCCGTTTCAAGAAACTGCAATGATTCAGCTGCAGGAACAGTAGCCGAAATCACTTCATACATACCACGGCTCATATCATCAACAGACTTGCCAAAAAGCCGACTTAATCGAAGCACACCTTCACTAAGTTTGGCGAAATCTTTGTCACCCATTTCAACAAGCAAAGTACGAACATTTGCCATATCCTTCTCAAAGTTTGCAGCAAATTTCATTGTAGCAACTGTAAAGGCTCCAAAGGCGACGGCTGCGACTTTTATCGCTGTTGATATTTTTCTTAATACACTAGTCGCTACTCTATACAAAATCCGAAAAGCACCAACAACAATGCCTTTTATTGTACGAGCAAACGAATGAAGAAGTGTAAGAGTTAGCTTAAGCGCGGAGCGAATACCGCGAAAAGCAAGAGAGGCGGTCGTGCCCATTAATTTGAACATACCAATAGGTACAGCAAGATAGAACTTAGCAAGAAAAGCAATTTCCCTGAAAGTCGCCTTCATATACTTAATCCATCTTGTTTGAGATTGTACAGCACGCAGAGCTTTTGCCCAATATCCGGCTATTTTATCTGTTGTCTGCTTTGTCAGCTTTTCCGCCTTTTTCAAATCTTTTTTCAAAGGCGCAAACTTGACTTTAATCTCTATGTACGCTTCGCCGACCTTCATCTTGTTCCTCTAAATGGTGCAGCGACTCCAGCTTTTCCGCTTGATCTCGCGGCTGCTTTTTGTGCTTCAGCTCTTTCATTCAAATCTGCTATGTACATTTCTATCTGAGGAAAAGTAAGTTTTCCAACATCTGAAGGAGTCCATCCATATTCCTGAGCAAAGACGCCTAAGACTCGTCGCCAAGAGGTTTCACCTCCTGGTCTTGAAGATTGATCCCTCCTTCTTCTAGCGCTTTTGGGGAGACATCTTCCATTTCTAAGCCACTAAAGGCAGATACAATTGAGGAGACTTCATTCAAGTTTGAGAAGTCGATCAATCTTCCCACTTGCTGAAGCGTAATTCGAGCTTGATATCGCAGAAGCATTCTCCACAGAATAAATTGAATACCTGACATGGTAGTCATTTCTTCTGTAAGAATTTCACCTGTAATCGGTTGCCTCTGAATCTCTTTAAGGATTTGAAGCTTCTCTTCAGCAGGAAGTTCTGCTTCTTGTGCAGCCTTCATCGCTTCAGACAGACGCCGACTCTTAATTCGAGACTCGAATTCCGCCAAATCATCAATACTAATTGGAGTTACTTGAAACTTCTCGCCACGAATTTCAACCTCTGTAGGCTTTGCCATCGCAGAGGCAAGAGATTCACTGATTTGCTTTTTTGCCACTTTTTTCTCCCTAAAAGCAAAATGTTAAAGAACTTATACTGTCGTTGTAGGTTCAGGTGTTGTTGTTGGTCCCGGCGTTGTTGTCGGAGGCCATGTTACAGTCATTTCCATTGTTCCTCGAAAATTAACTGTAACCGTCATTACACCATCTACAGGACCAGTCACCGAAACAACTTCACAAATTGCACAACCAACAAACTCTCTTCCTACCTCTGTTTGCAGCCTTAATTGAGTTGCATACGTATTGATTTCTGCAACAAGAGGCTGTTGTGTATGATCTAAATAGACTTCAAATGAGCCAGACCATCCATGCGAATCCAAAGGAATGAAGACACGAGCATTGTTAGTCGGGCTAAACGGAGTAACTTCTACCGCCTCATGTTCAATGTCGGCTGTCCAACTATGAACTTCAGTAGGTAGAGATGTTTTTCCTGCCCACGTTACATTTCCATGAACTCCAGACACACCCGCCATAGTTTGTTCTCCTTAATACTAAATTACGGAGCAGGAGTACAAGGCGTAGCGGTTGTATGCGTATTGTCGATATCCAACGGTCCTGTACCTCGGAAGTTGACAGTCGCTGTAATTACTCCGTCTACAGGAGTTGTGATACTTACAACTTCGCAGATTGCACATCCTTGGAATGTATATCCTGTATCAGCATGTAAAACAAGATTTGCAGCAATTCCTGTAATATGCGCCACTGTAGGAGGAGTCGTATGATCCAAATAAAGATCAAAAGAACCCGACCACCCATACAGAATAAGAGGAGTAAAAACACGAGCATCGCTTGTAGGGCTGAAAGGCGTAATCTCAGGAGCCTCATGTTCAATATCCATAGTCCAACTATGGACATTCTGAGGCAACGAGGCTTTACCTGCCCACGTCACATTGCCATGCACGCCCGAAAAACCGCTCATATTAGACCTCCTTCAACTTAAATTGATTATTTATCCATAAAAGCCTTATGGTAGTATGCCGTTTCCAATCTGAGCCATAATATCGAAAATAGCCTCTTAAAACTCCACAAAGCTGTCCTGTCTTTCCTGTTGTAGCACCAATGATAATCCCCTTACCAATATGTTTTGTAGTACCTCCATAGTACTTTTGCCTGATACCGCCCTTAGCAAAACACTGTAAGTGCAATCTCCGTTTAAGGTGTCTGTAGACATCATCAACAACAAGAAATCTACCAGGCTCAACAAATTCACCACAATTTACATCTGTCGCCAAAGCTAAGCTATCACTACAATGAGCGGAAAATTTATCAGCAGATTTGATTTTTGTCTTCTTATAGCCGTACTTTTTCCTGATTTCAGCAGTCTCAAATCCTTTATATTTGAAAACCTGAATACCTAAAGATATAAAGAAGTCCTCAATTCTCTGCTTGCCTATTTCCATTGTAGAGAAACTTGCGCCCCACCTGTGTTTCTTATGATTGAACTTTATATCTTCAATTGCTACATTTTGTACTGGATAAATGCGACAAAATTCTCGCAATACCTTAATTCGTGAAGAAACCAAAACTAACTGACTAGGTGCAATAAAACCATCTTTTCTTCTGTTTTGAAATCTTGGCTGCCTTCTCCGACAATTGCGGAATCTTCGGGCTCTTCTGAGAAATTTCCGTTCAAGCATTTTCTTTACAATTTTACTTTTATTAGGAAGATTCAATTTCACAGATAAGTTGTTTTCATTCCCAACGACAACCGAAATACCTTCAAACTTTGTTCCACAATCATAACCAATTGTTGTATCTGGAACTTCTTCACGAACTGAATGAAGTAATTGAATTCCAAAAGTATTAAACTTAGACCAGCCCTTCTTTGCTTGTTCT